AATTAACTTGAGTTGGCTTTTGTTTTGGAGATCTTCTTCCTTATAAAAAGCCTTCATTTCACGGATGTATCGAGTAAATTGATAATCTAGGATCATCCAAAAAATAATGAGGGCTAAAACAAGAATAACGATGAAAAAGATTAGGAAATTTGTCATTTAAAAGTACCTTTTTGAAAGTTTTTCTTGTGTATTTTTACATTCCACACAAAGGGTTACAGAACCATAGCGCTGACGTTCAACAGGAATATCATTTCCGCATTCTTCACATTCGGTAAGAGAAGGGCGGCTAAAGTCTTTAGGTTGAATCTGAACCTGTTTAAGTTGTAGTTCTTGGGCAATATCGATCTTGTCTGTCATGCGTGCTCCATTTTCCAAGTACGGTCTGGAGTAGGTAGATTAATTTCAGGATTAGGATGAGCTGGAGGAGAAAGCTGGATCTTTAATTCAAAAAATCCTTGAGCAGTAAAGCCACACTCTAAGTTTTGACACTGCCCCTGAAACGAACGGAGTAAAGGATTAAGTTCAGTACTTGAACGGATTGAAAAAGGTTCTCCGCAGTGAGGGCATTTATAACGGGATCTTGGTCGAGCCATTTTGCTACCTGGTGGTTTAATTATTTACGATTTTATAACAAAATCACTATAAATGGTGATTTATAATAATTTGTATCGAAAATTGATTACCTTTTTGTCCTTGCTTCCCCCAAAGCAAGGATTTTTTTTATTTGCCCTTTTTAGCTTTATCAATTCGGGCTTGTTCTCTTTTTAAAGCAATGGTCGCTGTCTTTTTTGTTTTATAGGTTTTAATGAGCTTCAACGGATTGCTTTGATCGCCTGAAGTAAGCTTCTGATCTTTACCATTCTCACGATAAAAAACGATTACTCCGGTGTAGTCAGCATAGTTCCGACCAGTCCTTTTTTTATTTTGTTTTCTTAATTCTTTATCTCCCTCTTTATCAGGCTCAAAAAGGGTAGAAACATCATCTGTATTCGGCAGCTGTACTTCTAATTCAACACTGGTTGTAAAACCGCTATCAGTTAAATTGTGAGTGACATTGGTACCTAGCCATACAATGTCATCGATTTGTGGTTTTAAACCGGTGAATACAAACTCTTGTTCCGGGATAAGTTCGGGTTGGCCAAAGGCGAAGGTATAAGACAATTTTTGAGAAGAACGTTTGCATCGGTTGAATTCAGCCTGGCAAGCAAGTTCAGCTGTTTTTTTGTCGCGGTGGACGTAACGGATCTCTTTTAAATTTTCCGCATTATCACCAATAACCACATATAACTTTTTAGATTTACCAGCATCGTAATAGAATGCTTTAACGCCTGTAATTCGGTCAGTACCGGTACCAGTTGTGTAATTGTGGCCATCACCATCAGATCTAAAAATTTGGGCGGTAGGAAGGGGTAATCCGGAAGCTGTTTGACTGGCTCCACGTGGCAATAAAATTAAGTGGCCACTTTTTACCGTAGCAATAGCATCATGTTCGTCTGCTATCCGGGTAATCAGATTGGCATCACTTTCATTTTGTGCGATGTATGAAATTACTCGGCTGGCCAGTGTGTCATGCACAATTGTTTTAAGCGCATATTCAGTACCAACGGTTTCAAAAATCACCTGGATTGTTTTATTACTAAAGCTACGTTCACGCTTTTGTTTTAAACCTTCAGATACGTCATTACTGAAGGCTGAAATGCTTAAAACGTCTGGTGCACCGCGATGGGTGACGGATTCAACTTTGTATTTCCCTTTGTCGACCAGACCTGTATTAGACCAACCAATCCACACCTGGATAATTGCGCCTTCAGGAGGGATTTCTAATTGTCCATCTGAATCATCAAGCTCAATATCCACCGAGTCCACAACTAAGCCACGATTGTCTTTAATACTGAGTGAAATTAAACGGTCGACAACAAGAGGGGATATGTCATTTCCATCGACTTCAAGTCGATATATAGGAAATGGATATTCAGTTTCAGCTTGATATGAATCAACTGCTTTATTTAGTTTATTGGTGATTTGATTAAGCATTTATATCAACCTGTTTACAGCACCACCAGCCATGCCGATGAGTGTGCCAAGTAGCGTCGGTTTCCATTCCTTCACAATTTTTAGTGTCAAAGTAAAATCGGTTTTACGGGCTGCACCATCTTTAAAGAAGTACGTTTTAGTCTCTTCCATATTTTCAATAATGACTAGGCCATAAATCTTGCCAGTACCTTCGATTAAGGTATAAGCCATGCCTGTATCGGCCATACGACGGACTTGATCCAATACAACTCGGTTATTGGTCAGTTCGTGGTAAATTTCTCCCTTCAACGTAATTGTATCTTCACCTTTACCCGTGAACTGATAAGCCGGGGTAGATCCAACCCGGCTATTACTTGGATGTCGCCAGTTGGTGACACGTTGAAGTTCTTGGTAAGCAGCTGTTCGCAATGAAAAAACGAACAGCCCTAGCGCCATCATCATCTTGTTTACTCTGTATCAGTTAAGAATCTACGACGAGCATCGCGTTCTTCTTGTTGGAGACGTACCATTTCAGCTCGTAATGCACGTGCTGTTTCACGCACTGGTTGACCGTGCTCCGCTTTAATGGTGATTTGAATTGTGTCGTTACTAATGAAGCTGCCACCGCGTTGTGCTCGGATCGGTGTCACTGGAGTGACCTTTGCTGTAGTGCCGGCACCCACAACATTCTGTGTTGCTTGCTGTGTAGCTCTAACGGGTAAGTTATGGTTCTGTGAAATACCTAAAGCCATGCCTTGCATGGTGTAGTCACCAATACCCATAAACACACGAGAAGGAGAGTGGATACCTAGGATATTCCTGGCTTTATCAATGACGCCTGTGACTGCTCCGGATAGAGCTGCTTTAACCTCACCAATTTTAGAAAGGATCCCATTTTTTAACCCAGTTAAAATCATTGCGCCAAAGCCTGTGAATTTGGATGGCAGATCTACACCGAACCAGGACAAGACTTTTGCAAATGCAGCATAGAAAAGCCCAATTGGGGACCAGTTAATAATTAGGGCAGAGATGCCTTTAATCCCGCCATTGAAGGCAGTTTTAACCGTATTCCAAATGCCCATAAAGAACCCTGAAATTGGTGTCCAGTATTTATAAATCAAGAAGGCTGCTGTAGCGATGAGGGTGATGGCCAGAATAATAGGATTGGCCATCATGAAACGTGAAACGGTTAAGAAGATATTCCCCAGCCATAGCAAACTCGTTCCAAGAATTTTAAGAGGCATCAGGAATAATTTTAAAGAACCAGTGATAATTCCAAAGCCACCCCCTAAAACACCTAACGACATTCTAAGCATGGCCAAAGGGCCAAGAATGGTGACAAGTCCCAAAGCTATTGCACTAATACCACCGACAAGTAAAACACCGCCAGCCACGACTTTGGCAATGGTATTGGCTAAGACAGGATTCTTTTGCGCCCAAGCTGTGACATTCTCGGTGATGTTAGTGAACCCAGTAATAAGCATTTTAAATTGAGGGGCTAACTGCTCACCAAATAGCGCAAGCATACTAGTAAATGTTCCACCAGCTGCATCCTTCAGATTTTTTAAAGTACTTAATTGGGCATTTACCCGGGTTTGTAAATCTGCCTGTTTCTGCATTTTTGCTATAACTTCGTTATAGCCGGTTTGTCCCTTATCAATTAATAAGTTTAATGCTTGAATAGTCTCGGCATCATTACCAAACATGTCAGAAAGAATAGGTAACCGTGCTTCAGTTGATAGACCTTTGAGTTTTTCAAGTTGCTTGAACATTTTGTCTAGTCCACCAAACTCTCCTTTACCATCGGTAAAGTTCATTTGAATACCTGTTCCACTATCCTTTAACGCCTTCGCAATTCCTTTAGAATCCATCATGGACTTGAAGATTTTGCTGTATGCATTACCGGCTGATTCACCAGCCATAGCGGCCTGATCTGCCATCACTAATAGTGGAGCAATAGCCTTGGCACCTTCCAGACCTTCAGCCTTAATAGTTTTCATACCAGCCGAGATTTTTGCAAAGCCTTGCAACATATTTCCGCTATCAACACCAAGGTAATAACTACGCTGGATAACGTCCATTAAACCAAGCATATCTTTTTCAGTGGTTTTTGTAGCATCCTGCATTTTTGCTGCAAATTCGGCAGCATCAGCGAACGGCATTTTCATTTGAACGCCTAGATAACCAGCTGCTTCACCAACTCCCCCCAGAATTGCTTTAGCTGAAATACCTTGCTGAATAAGTACCGCCATCATGTTTTGGAAATCAGCTGTTGTTCCGGGTAATTTGGTTCCTAAACCATTGGCCAGTTTATTAATCTCAGCATATTCCTTCGATACTTGGCCATTGGCTTGCATCATGGAAACTCTTAAACCCATTGCTGCATCTTCATATTGTTTTAAGGTATATGCCATTCCAGCTGTACCAACAGCCCCAATCGCTAGGCCCTTCTTGGCCAGATCTGAAGCCTTGGCCATACGCCCTTGCATTTGTTCATATTGCTTCTGGGCTTTCTGGTGGCGTTCTAAAGATTCCTTTTGTTTATTAATTTCCATTGTGGTGAGATGGATTTTATTCTTCAGCTCAGATTCATCGTCAGCTAAGTTGTCAACACTGATACCAGCCTGATTAAGTTCACGTACTAAAACCGTCATTTCAGAGCCTTGATTTTTCTGAGCTGCCTTCAGACGTTTCTGTGCTGCTTCAGCACGTGCGAGATCCTTAACCATTTGCTCAGTGGGGGCACCAATATTCATAGCCGTTTTGAGCTGTTTAAGAGTTTCCTTATTCTGTTCAATGGCCTGAGCAGTTTTTTCAGATTGTTCTTTAAGCTGCCTGAAGCCTGAAATTTTGCGTTGTTGGGCTTCTAGTGCCTTCAGTTCAGATGATGTCTTTTTAAAAGCATCTGATAAGGTTTTAGAGCCACCAATGATTGTTTTAATAGGGCCTGATAATTTATCAACTGCGTTAAATAGGACTTCTAATTTTAAGTTCGACATTGGTGGACTCTGATTAGGTAGTTTGATTTCTTTTGAGTGCTCTACGATGCCATTTGCTCAATTCAACTATATCCATGTCATCGTAAGTACTTGGCGGCCAGTGGAAGATGACAGCAATATTAGCTATTGCCTCATCTACATCATCGACCAGCTCTAAGCTGTCTGAGCCTTGATTTCCTTCTGTAAGGCTTTCGGGTACAAAAAAGTGACCAAATGCCCTCCTAAATTGGCAAAATCTACAGGGTCCATTTGGTAGATCTGCTGAGGTGACAGTGCTGGTGACGTAACACGTGGAAGTACTTTACAAAGTGCATCTACGTCATGCTGGTAAATAGCCTGAAGACTGGTACCACTTAATGCTTTTACACCTGGTTTACGGATGGTGACTTGGGTAATCATCTGGTCGCCCATACGAATTGGCTCTTCTAAAGTCACCAATTCTTCATTTGGGTTTTTGATTTGTTCTTGGTTAATCGCTTGATCGATTTGATTCATTTGGAAATATCCTAAAAGTTATAAAAAACCTTCTGCAGTACTAGACTACAGAAGGGAAGGAAACTTAAATAATGCCGAGGATGTTGCGTTGTTTTTCAAGACGATCTACGCCACCAATCACTTCTTTCATGCCAAGAATGTCAATTTCGACTTCAACAACACCATTCACTGTCAGCTTGTAGTAAACACAGTTCGTCACAACTTTATGTTCTGTGTCTTCACCAGGTGTAGATTCACCACCATCAATTTCTTCATGACGGCCTTTAACAACGACTTCTACGGCATCATATTCGCCATCGTCATCGCGCTGGTATGCCCCAGCAAAACGGAGATAAACACCGTCAATTTTTTCCATACCAAATTGACGGAGTGTCAAAAGATCTAAACCACCCAAAGTTGATTCAAGCACTAAGCCATCATCGGACATGCCTAAATCGACTTTTACAGTCCCGTTCATACCACCGCCACGGTAGTCTTCAGTTTTACGGGCTAACTTGGGTAAAGTCACAGTTTTAACTTTGCCCAAATAGCTATTCCCTTCATTAAAGAAGTTCATATTTTTTAATTTTGGAGGTAAAGCCATGCGTTATGCTCCTTAAGCTTTTACAGATGCAGCAAAGTTAGCGAGATAGCGATCAGTAATCCGCTGACGGAATGTCAAATCTTCTAACGGTGGGACAGGGGTGTAATCGTAATCAGTGGCCAATTTACCCACTTTCAACGTATCTGGAGTATTTGCTTCCGGATCAAACCAGGCATCACCACCAATAAGGTATTTATTGCGTGTGAGTTCACGAAGCTTAGCCTTTTGACCTTCAAGAATGTCCGTAACTAATGAACCATGAAGTGGTAAATCATTTGCCCACATGTGTGCTTCAGCCATCGTGTCAGCCAAGACTTGAGCAGTACGGGTATAGTTTTCAAAGACAAACAATGGATCGTCTGAACAAGTACGAGATCCCCAGAAACGGAAGCCTTCATGTTGAATGAGGGTTGTCACTTCATTGCTATTGAGATAACCGGCATCAGTTGCTGGGTCTTGCAGATCCCAAGTCACATCAGCATCAATGCCAGTAACACCTGATACTGCAACGTTTGAAAGGGTTTTATGCCAGCCGATTTCGTTATCAATTTTTGCGCGTAATCCCATAGCAACAGCAACAGCTGGTACGGTTTCTGTTTGAGCAGTTGTGGTATTAAATGCTACAAAATTTGGCCAAATGATCATAAGTTCACGTGCAGCAAAGGCGTCACGATATGCAACTGCTTCTTCTTTGGTTTTACAGCCCCATGCATAGGCATAGGCCATAGCACGCAACTTTTTAGCAATTACAACTAACTCAGTGGCCACAGCCTGAGTATCAAGTCCTGGTGCACCTAAAATACGTGGCTGAACACCTAATTTAGATTTGGCAACGAGAAGGGCTTTAAGGCCAGTATATTTTCCTTCAGCAGTTACGGTTCCAACGACGTTTGCAGTTTGAGCTGCTTCATCAACTGCAGTGGGTACACGGACCACGACACAAATAGCGTTGGTTTGGTTGGCCATATTTTGAAGAGCTTTTGCTAATGTTCCGTTTTTCCCGGCTTTAGCTACTGCAGCTTGTATATTTGTAATTAGTACTGCTTGGTTTTCCGGAAACACTAGTGGATCTGCATCATCTGCAGTTGCAACAAAGCCTGAAATTGCTGTTGCAATGGTTCGGATTGGCCGAATCCCATCATTGAGTTCAAGGACACGGATTCCGTGGTGGTACTGATCTATAGCCATAAAAAAGCCTGTTAATTGAGGTTTTAATTCAACAAACAGGCTTGCATGACTAAATCAAAAGTGTAAGTTTCTTGGTCTGTGAAAATGGTTTCTACAAGATTTGATCTTTTTCTATCAGCTTTAAAACATCTGGATTACTCTGTAAAAACTCTGCTAACTTTTGCTCTGGAGAGATTGGCTCTGGTAACTTAGGTTTTGGAATTAACTCCCAATTTACACCATTGTATCGAGGCCATTGATCATCAGGCCATTCTTTTGGTGGAGGTACTTCCGTACTATTCCCCGGCATTAAAAAAACACCAGGTTCAAGCGGAGATTCATCAGCTGTGGTTTTACAGACATAAAGCCCTGCTTGATTGTACTGGTAAACTATTTTCTCTTTCATAGAACCTCCAATATTTAGTATTTGATACAGCAGAGCCAAGCAACATTGCGTGGACGTGTTTCATCACCAATCACCCCAGATGGATTTGGTTGTGCATCTCCCACATCAGAACCATCATTTGTATAAAAATAACGGTTGTCATAATCGATCCCACCATTTGTTCCAATCTTGCCGAAACTTGGGGATGCACCAAAAGGCCAAACAATATTTTCATAAGCTTCACCCATAGAAAGATGTTTATGCTTTTGAACCTGTTGGCTTTGTCTACTACCTATAACACGACCAACATCTATACCTCGGCCATCATCTAATCCACGGGGAAACTCTGCGCGGCCGTCTGGTACATTAAAAGTTGTTACCCCATCTCCAGCGCCATAAGTTGTTCCAATAGCAGCAAATAAATCTGCATATACTGTTCTTGAAACAGCTGCAAAATTTGCCTTTAAAAAACCAGTAGGTGCCTTGTTCATTGCAAAATAAACAATTGCTCCAGCTGGTAAACCGTTGGCTTTAGCTTCATCTTTACTGTAAACATTCAGGTTTTGACGAGCTAACGGCTTGTTAAGGATATCTGCAAGATTCTGATCTTTTGCTAATGGGTAGGGTGCAGATCCTAAAGGATCGTTTTGAACACCTAGAATTTTGGTACCAGCTGGATAACTTTTTCCAAGTACAGACTCAGTTGCACCATTTTCAGTCCACCCATCGACTCCTACAGCTTGATGTAAACGTATGCCATTAATATAGACAGCCAATCCGTTAGTTGTGACTGTTGACCAAGTCACATGGGTTTGGTCTGTTGCAAGTACTTGCTCTTCCTCAATTGAGTCAACAAAAATATTGACTTCAGATGCATTTCCCCACTCTACATCACCATCATTATTTGATTTCTTTTTTAAAACTTGGCCAGTGGTACCACCAGGCAAAAGTTTTGATGTGTTAATAGTATTGATGATCCAGCTATGTGTGGCTATCACGACATTTGGATCAATTTTTAATTCAACAATTTCTGCATTTTTTACAAAAAAAGGAATGCGGAAAACCGTATCATTTGTAATACCATCTTGTGCAACTGGTTTTGTGATATCGGGTAGATTTCCGACCGCGAACAAATTCCCATTACTATCAAAAATACCGATCTCACGTATAACGAAACTACCAACTGCAGCTGGAATAATCAGTTCAGCAGTAAATTTCAAATCATTTTCAGGATCTTGATAAACACGATTTACTTCAGCTCTAAAACGTTCACGAACCAAAGCTGTCATGTTGGGATCGACTTTAATAGGTTGGCCACCACCATCACCCACAGCCATGTGGGTGAGACGAATTTGAGAACCTGTTGATTCGGCTTGTGCAAGTAACTGTAAGCCTAAGGTGGTATGAATAGATTTATATTTCATTTTTATTCTCTCAATAGGTCATACGCGCGATAACTTTACTTGCAATATATTGTGCTTGTAAGAGACGACCAGCGTTGTTTGGATGTAAACCGTCAGCAAGATATAAATGTTGATCACCTAGTTCAAAGTCTCGAATAATTCCACACTCATGATGTTGATCGATAAGAGTAAAGCCATATCGCAAGGCCATTTTTGATAAACCATCAACGATTGGGGCAAAAGCAGAAGATTCGACTGAAGCTCGTTGGAGAGGATTAGCATAGAAGCACACAGCATTCGGAAAGTTCTTTCTAATTGTCCAAAATGCCCATCGTGCAGCTTCTAAAGTTTTAGTTCGATCTAACTCTTCAAGGGTCGTTTTCGACATTGCTGTTTCATAGTCACCAAGAGTGCCGTTTATGTCGTTAGTACCCATCGCAACCATAATTAAATTTGGATTAACGCCATTTGCTATAGCTTGGTTAATTTGATAAGACGTTTTACGCCATGGGTCTTGTCCATATTCATAAAATGAGGCACCGCTGTATGCATAGTTATTGAATTCAGCGATTTCTAGAATGTCATGAAGATATGTTGGAAAATTTGGAAACGGTCTATCAAGTGAATCAAAGATACCTAGATCGACACGGCTTGTTTGACTAATTGAATCACCAATACCCAAATAGCTACAGTTAAATGCTTTTGAAATTATTCCACCACTTGAACTTGATCCTGATAACTCAGTTCCAAATAAAGCTTTTAAATTTCCTTTAACGTATGGTGTATAAGCGGTCGCTGCAGATCCGCTTTCGATTTGAATAGTGTCTAAATTCAGCGCCCAAGTATCGTAACCATCTTTTAAACAAAGTTGAAAATAAACAGCATTGGCGGGTAAATCATTTACTGTAAAACTTGTTGTATTTAATGCAAAAGACCCATTACTAATCTTATTTTTGTCTTTATCTAGAAAGCGATATGCACGATAAGCAACAGCACTTGCTGTTAATCCGCTGACCGTTATCGATGTTAATCCTTTGATGAAAATCGGTTGTGTTGTAAAACTATTTAAGTTTTGCTCAAGTACACCATATTGCGTGATCCGAGAATTACTTAATAAGGGGATGGATTTATTAAAAATATTCTTCGACAAATTTTCAAAAACAGGTTCGACTATCGAAAAAACTTGAACAGGGTCAACATAAAAATCTGTACCATAAATATTTTTAAGTTTACCCCGAACATATGGGGTGTAAGCCGTCGCAACAGTGCCAGATTCAAACTGAATGGTACCCGGGTTTAACGTCCATGTCTCAATGCCGTCTTTCAATGTGATTTGGAACCAAGCAGCATTAGCGGGAACAGAAATTACTTTGCCAGTCTTATTCAGATCTATCGGTTCATTTCGTATGTACTTTTTATCTTTATCAAAAAAACGGTAAGCACGGTATGCAATATCACTTGCTGTTAAACCACTTACAGCAATTGAAGACATTCCCGCCACACTAATCAAAGGCGTAGTAACACTGTTCAGATGATACTCAAGGATACCTTTGTCGGTAATTCGGTAGTTGATAAGCAGGGGAGCATTTTTGTCAAAGAAATTCTTAGACAGACTTTCAAAAATTGGAGTAATACTGTTTATTGCACGGGCATCAAATGTAGCATCTCGATCAGCATTCACCGCGGCCTTAATAATTGTAGTAATGGCGGAATCGCCACTAAAAACGGTCCAATCTAAAGGCCAAACAGAAGAAGCATTTGAGAATCTGAATGCCAGCTTTTGAGCGTTAAAACACCAAACAAATTGACCGCAAACAGCATCCGAAATTGGCATCACAAAAGCAAAAGCCCACTGATTATTAATTGGGGGACGATTTAAACAATTATCCCATGTAGTACCACTTAGAAAATAATGAAAGCCACGTTCACGGAGGTTGTTCCAGTCAATAGGGTTTGTTATGACTTTAGGATTAACAATACCTAAAGTATTGAGGAACTGTTTAATCGTCTCGACCGGATCATAAATTGATTTTTTTAATATATTGCCATCCCAAGTATTTGTGCCCTGATTTGGTCCAGACTCATCAATGATAACAGTACTATTAATTGGGATTGTTGCTTTCTCAGCTTCAAAAGCTGCAATAGTCGCAAAGCTAAATTGACCTTGAATAATATCTTCTATACCAGCCTTTATTTGCATTAACAGCTCAGTTCTGTCTGCCAGCGCATGAGCCTGTTCATTCATATTTCCATTTTCACCCCCAAATGCCAATTCATTTTCTTCCAGTAATCGAACTGGGGACCAGCGGGGTTGGCCAATAATTTCAGTCATATTAAAACGCCTTTATACCATTTAATTTTTGTGTACCATCAAGTCTCCAAGTTCCATCAAGTGTTAGAGAGCCTGGATAATTTGAATATTCATATTCACTGCCGACGAGTGTGAATAAAGCGATTTCAACTTGAAGTTCACTTGTGACAATGAGAGTTGAGTCAATAAGATGCGAACGTAAGTTCTTGTTGTTGCGAATGATCGTAAAGAGCTTTTTGTAGTGCTCGGGAGATACTTCAGCACTACTAGTTTCAATAAAAATCTTGAATGTGTAGGGTTCGCCAGGTGGTTGCATGTTGAACCATTCTTGAACCCGAACAGTAAAGCCCAATGCTCCCAATGCTGCTTCTAATCCGCCTAAGGTTCCTTTATGGCAGTGCACGCTATATGCGGCATTGATGACAGCTCTCTTTTGCTCATCAGACCAGGATATATCCCAGTCATCTACCGACTTTTCCCAAGCCAACCACGGCAGAACCACGGCTGGAGCTTCTAAAGGATCATTAAAAGATCGTGCAGGCGTTGGTAAATCAGATATTCGAGAGAACGCATCTTCAAATGAATGTTCAAATACGGTTGAGTTTGGAGGTAATAATTTAGACATTACTCCTCCTTAATTGTGACAAGAATATCAGAGCAATAAGCAGCTTGACCTGAGACGGGTTCAATTTTTGAAAGAGGTGAAATCAAATCAATATCAATGACTCCTTTGCGCTGAAGTGCACTGATAATTCCCGTAAGGGATACTTTAGTATTTAGCTTATGAACGGAATCGACATATTTTTTTACTTCAGTAATTGCATCCTGAAGAACAATATTTTTATCAGGACCATTTTCTATTTCTAAGACAGCTTCGACCTGATAGTGAATGATGCTTGCTGAGTAGACCTGAACATAATCGGTTAGAGGTCTAATAATTTTTTTATTTAAGGCCTGATCAACAATGTTAATAAGTTCTTCTGAAGCAGTACCATCACCTTCAGTTGAAAGTATATATATTGCTGCAATGCCTTTGTCAGGAGAAACTGGCTCAACATCTTTAACCCTTACATCAGCGTTCTTAGTATGAAAAATATATGAGCCTTCACTACCAGCTGTTGTGTAACCTTCGGGGGCAAGTTGAGTACGTTCTCGCAAAGAACTATCTGACTCCATTACAGCAGGGGTGGGGGGTATAGTCGTATTGTCAGCTGGAGTGATTGCTTTTCTATATAAATTTCTTTCAGCTGCTTTATGTTCCAAGTCATTACCTGAAGCGTAAGCAAGTAGTACTGCAAGAGCGGAGTCATTGGCTCTTTTTCTTAAAATCATTTCACGGTATGCAAAGACTTCAGCAAGTTTGTAGGCGGGATCTGATTCAAGCGCAATATAATCGCTACCAGACTGCCTCATTAGTTCATGAAACTCGTCTAAACCTTCTTTTAAAATGATTTCATAATCAATTTGCTCAACTACATCAGGTGGAGGTAGTTGAGATAAATCAATAGCAGTAAGAGATCCAGCCATAATCCACCTAGCTTGTTGCTGCGCCAAAAGATAAAGGGACGCTAATAGAAGAGAGTTGATTGTTATCAATCAGTGTGAAATTTAGATCAAGAACATAAGCTCCTAGATCTGCAATGCTCAGTGAGACGGAATGTAATGAAACTCTAGGTTCCCAGTGGATAATTGCAGTCGCAATTGCTGCGTAAAGCTGCATTTGTAAGATGTCATCAAAGGGTCCATCGATTAGTTGAAAAATTAATGAACCATACTCTCGACGCATGACTCTTGAACCAATCGGAGTGGTCACAATGTCCTGAATGGATTGGTAGATATGGTCAAGATCTACAACAAGATTTTTACCAGTTGTACGAGACATCATGGAATTGGCCCTCCCGACTCTCCAGATCCAGGCTGAACACCAGATGTTTTGTGATTTTTTAGACCAATGTCTCCAGCTTTTACATCACCTTCAGTACTAAAATCGCCTGTTGAGTGACTACTTCCTTGGACTAACTGACTTCCGCCGACAGTATTATTTCCTGTAGTGACTGAACTGCCGTTTACGAGTAGGTTTCCATTATGAGTTGTACCGCCTGAAGTAGAATTTATAGTTAGACCATCATTTGCATTTATGGTGACACCACCATTTGCATTTAAAGTGACACCACCGTTTGCAGTTAGTTCAACTGTTCCAGTAGGGGGAAGTATGGCAGACAAATGATGTGCTGCAACGTCATAGGCAATAATGCAGCCATCTCCAAATACTCGGATTTTTTTATTTAAATCATCTGAAGGGGCTGGGTGTTCATTGTTATAAAGCCCATAAAAAACAACGCTTGTAGGACCAATCTCACCACAAGGTGAAATCACCATAACTTCCTCATTTTCAGAGGGTAGATCCCAAGTTGAGTCGTTTCCGGAACGTGCATTAAAAAAGCGAATTTCAGGCGTAACAATATCGTCAAGATCTACAGTGACAAGGGGAATTGGTTTAGACGGATTTATGGTCTTGATTGTTCCGAACCGAATCAGATTTTCAAGACGACGATTAATGTCAGCATTCATGCCAACACTTTGCGTTAGAGTTTTTTTGTTTTCAGCAATTGAAGCTTGTGAAAATGGTTTTCACAAGTTGAGCTACTTAATATTGATGTGCTTAATGAATGATGACTCAACCAGATTAATTTCTTTATCTGTAAATCCTAATAACTCTCGTTTTGGGTAAACTGTATCCGGAGCAGATCTGGTAGCTCGATCCCTTAATCCGTATTGATGTACTTTCGCAATTCGATTAATACGTCCAATAAAACCTACAGCAATTGATTCACTATTACTTAGTACTTTTAGGTGGGTATTGGATTTAATCCGAGAGAACATTTTTCTTTTAATTTTTCCTTTCTGGTCACGTAAGCGTGTACGTCTAGCTGTATATACTGAACCATCGGCGTTTTGCTGCGCTGTAATACGCTGGCGTTGGCTTGTACGAAGATCTCGTCCAATATTCTTAGCCAGTTTTGCCCTTTCACCTGGAGACAATCGGTCCAATAATGGCTGCAGATGAAGAGCAAGATCCTGAATGTTAATCATGGGCTTTTACCTGGAAAGGGCATATCTAATGAACGTCCTTGAATATCTGCAGTTCGCCATGTTGCCAGCGTAGATCCATCCTTATCAATTAATTCAAAATCTGTAGGTGGACTAAACTCACTATATTGTGGTTCAGTCGGGTAGGAGATCTCAAATTTCCCTTCAGCATTCTTTTTCACAATGACGCGTTCAGTTAAAGGGATTTTAAAGTGCAGATCATATTTGCTGTTATCGATGAGTTCAGCTTCAAAAGTAATGACTTCTTTTACTTTATTTAAATTGGCCATGAGTTCGGACTGGTTGTCCATAATCCAGGTGAAAAGTACAACGCCAAAAACATCTACATCACCAGCATAATCAGTAATGATCATATCTAGCGTATAGGCCATTTCAAAACTATATCCATTTGCTGCTGTACTCATTAATTTACCGTCATTAGCAAAGATGAGTAAGCGATCCGGATCTTGTGGTAGATCCGGAATCGCATTTAGCAAATATTCACGTAAAGCATGGGGCTTTTTCATGCTGCAGTTTTCTCCCCATAAATTGGTTCGAGGTGATCCCATTCTTTTTGGAATTTTGCTTGATAGCCAAGTTTTTTATAGTTTTTGCCGTTGTAGAGCGTAAAGACTGTATGCCAATCTTGTTTTTGTAATGCTTCTAATAAGCCAGGCTTCCACTCTATAAACCGAATAAATGCTTCGAGCTGGTTAGCTTCACTAAGTTGCTGCTGATCAACAAATTCTTGAACAGATGAATAACCGAGATCTTTCCAGTTTTCGCCCATAATTTGAAATTGTCCCCAGCTAGTAGAAATCAGGGCAGATTCTTTATGAATATTTTTAGCCATACTTAAACGGGTGTATTCGGCTGCATCACCTTTGTAACCTCCAGTTAAAGAATTGACTAAATTTGGAGTTATTTTTGCCTGATCATTCGCAAATGTTTTACCTAATGTTTGGCTTAAATAAAAATACATTCGATGGCGTTCAAATAAGATTTTAGCCTTTCCATTTTGAAGAAAACCTACACCGCGGCCTTCAACTGCTCCGAAAACTCGAATAACTAATTCAGGAACTTTTAAACGTATTGCAGCTTTTTTATAGTCTTCATCTTTTAAAAATTTACTTACTGAATCACCAGCCAAAGCTTGGCGAGTTTTATCACCGACCTTACCATCAGCAACTAGGCCAAATTTACGCTGTAGCTGAATCACTGCAAATTCAGTACTTTCACCAAAATAACCATCAATTGATAGTGGTTTACCTTTAATACCCTTGTAACCCATCTTAGCCAATTGCTTTTGAAGAGTTGCTACGGCATCACCTTTTGAACCAAATTTTAAAATCATGTCGTACTCCAAATGAGTTTGGCCACATTACCTTTTGTTCGCCAGATGAGTACTGCAAGAAGGATTGCAAAGATGGCATCCCAGAGCGTAACTGGATCCTTAAAAAATAAGATATGTACCGATTGGCCTAAAAATGCTGCAATCAAAGTTGCTGCAAAGAACGAATAGCCACGGTGGAAATTTCCACCATGACTAAATGTTGCAATACGAAAACCGCAAATGAGATAAGCTAAAACGGCAATGGTTTGAAATAACAGTTCGATCATGACTTGCCACCTCGAAAGATGTTCAAAATATCTGACAGCTTTGCAGTTTTAACCCAATCAACAACCTTGATTAAGATGAATAAACAAAGTGTTGAAGTGATAAGGGCCGCCACTGCATCAGCTTTTAATAATGTATGTTCTGTTATGAGTGGTGCACTGATATAACCAATACCAGTGGCCAATAACATATTGCGAATACGTTGGTAGGCATTTAAATCTTTTTCAAAAGTTGCAATAAATGCTGCCCCAAGTACTGCACCTAGCAACGCATTACCATTAATAAATGGAAGCAAAGACACTGCACTTAGAGTGGCAATGGTTGCTGTAGAGGTTGTTGGTTCTGGCATAAATTCTCTCAATCCCAAAGCTGGACGCTTTGAACTTTATTTTGTGGAGTTGGGATGTCTGGTAATTGAACTTTAGTACCCATGGGAATGAATGGACCAAATTCCGAAAGATGTGGATTTGCTTCTAATACTCGTTCAACTACACCAGTGCTACGGCCATATTCACGCCAGCAAATTGCGTCAACTGTGTCGTGTTGGATTGCATAGATCTCTTTCATCTAAACCAACTCCACATTCAAGCGACGAACTTTTTTTATATCGCGGATGGCAAAACGCAAATCACGTTTATAGTCATCAATCGTCGGTGTCAGTTCTTCAGCTTTTTGACTGCCATTATTGGTGGTGTCATAAGAACGGTATCGTTCACAGAGTTCTGCACCAGCAGCTGCAGCAACTGCTCGGAAATACAAAACAGCAGCTATAGATTTTCCATTAACCTGTTTAGTTGTAATTTCGACTAGTGTTGGGGCTTTACTGAGTAAGCTTTCCAGTTGTTCATTAACATGAATTACAGCGGCTTCTATAGCTGAAATAAGACGTTGATTAGTTACACTTGAATCTAAACGTAAAACTTCACGGACATGGTTGCTGGATACCGAAGGAAAGAACGGATCACTATTGATTACAACGTCCTGATTTGAAAAAGTACCATTTGCAATTAATCCAGACATTTTTATTCTCGGTTAGGTGAGGGGTGGAGATCTGAACCAAAAACAGAGCAAAAGAATGTTTGTATCTGGTCAGATCTGCCCCTCGGTTGGTGCTGGGCACTCGTTAAGAAGAAACTCCCTCAAATACCTGGTTGCCATAGTCATCAACAACAGGGGAACCATCAGCATTAAGTAATGGTTGAGGAGGGTTTTCTTCTAATTGTTTTTTCAGTAAACGTTCAGACTTTTGAAGGTCTTGCTTACCTCCACAATTTTCATTGTATTTAATGGCTTCTTTTAGCCACTCTACTGCTTGTGAATAGATCTCTTTCTGTAAGAAAACGCGGCCAATCGCGACATAGAGCTTTGCTCGGATCTGATCATGCATGCTGAAGTCAGAAGTAATACTAATGGCCTGTTTTAAAACTGATAAATCAAAAACTTTGCCTTCAGCATAGGCCGCTTTTGCAGCATTACCGATTTCTTCAGCAACAATAGATGCAGTATCACGGCTGAAGGTATCAGGCATAGAAAGCCCATGTTTTAAAGCAAACTCGGCAATACGGAGGCCATCTTCAAACATGTCAGCATCAAAGCACCAAAGCATAATCGTCGTGACAACATCATCCTTCAGATCAGGAGCACGTTCCTCAATTGAAAGGACACCTTCTACATAGGGCATGTACTTGGGGATCAGCGTTGCTTTGTATTGGGCACGTTCAATTTCAGACTTAACATTACGCAATAAGTTTTGATCATTTTTTAATTCTGCCAGTTGCAACATATAGACACTGGCATCTTCACGAACACCACCAAATTCATTTTCAGCATTAGCAGCTGCCTTAGCTGCTAATGCCTGAAGGCGATGTCGTCGAGCTGGACTCAACATAAATCACCTCTTATTGAATTGTGATGTTTTCAACAAGACCTACTTTTTCATAGGCCTCAATGACATAAGCTTCATTTGAAGATTGATAATCTTCAATGCGGTTCTTACTTGGCTTTTCATTAATGTGACGACGCTTTGCATCTTTTTGATAGTAAATTGAGAGATTATCAAGCGAAGTAACAAGAAGGGCATTGTCCGGGAAGTGAGGCACACGGATTGCTGGTAAACCACCAATTTGCTTTTGGCCAACCAAGATCTGACCAGCTAAAACATTCTGGTTATCAGCAGCATTGTTTACGATTGGGAAGTTTTTATCTGCAAGCAACTGACGACCACAAATCACGACTAAATCAGTGTCATCTTGATGTACTTCATCAATCAGCTCATTCACTACATCCTGAACAAGTGCATCAAGGTTTTTGTATGTACCTGTAGCACCAACAGTCACATCTGCCATCACACGGTCAGCAGCATTCAAACGAATTTTTTCTAACCAACCTACGTTGACATCCTGAAGTTTAGGATTAGTCGCTCGGTTAGTTGTAGCTGCTGCAGTCTTCCCGTTAAAGCCGATCATGATGCGGTCTAAAGCAATAGATTTGGCAATCGCATTCGTCCAACGTGCATGAAAGTCTGGGAAAACTGCCCATGCATCAAGTTTTTCATAGCCAATGGCTACGTCAAAATCGGTTTTGATACATTCATAGTTATCTGCACCGAAACCCGTTGGATCTACTGGTGTACGTTCACCTGAACCAGAAGTATCTGTTCGGCCCGCAATCGTTTGGTTAACCGATAAACCAATCGCTTGACCTTTAGGATTAATCACGCCAATGACATTAATTTTAGAAAGAAATTCACTTGAAGCTTGAATTTTATCTTCCATCTTTTGAGCTGGAACGGGAGCAACATTAAAAGTATGTGCTACGGAACCAACACCATTAATTTCGGCTAGTTTTTGAAGACTGTGGTTATATTTAATTCGTGTATCGTTACGCATAAGTTTGCTCTCTAATTAGCAATCAATTTGTTCTGAGAAATTGCCTGTATTTTCAGGAGCAGGCGGTGTATCGGGGTGTGGTTCTTGACTCAGCTTTACCTTCAACGCTTTAAAGTCAGTTTCAAGGGTGGAGTACTTTGTTTTGAACTCTTGGAGTTCTTGTTGAGTTTCACCAAAGGTTTTAGCAATCTGCTCAATTGACTTTGCGACTTCAGTAAATTGGCCTTTGTTTTTCTGGTCCTGTTCTTCTTGTTGTGGCTTTAGCCAATTCATAACCGTATTGAACAAACCAGTAACTGCTAGTTCTTCTTCAAACTGTAAATCGACTTCTTCAGCGGCAGTGAAAAGATTATCTTTATGCTGCTTTTTTGAAGTAAATGGACTAGCTTCAGGATTGTTAGCTGCAAACTCCATGATTTGCGTACCTAAAGATGCAGGCGTGTCAGTGAATGCAATACCAACTAAATACGCTTCATTGGTATCTGCAAAGCTAGGGTTAACTTCAATTGAGTTAAACAATTTTTGTTTTCGGCCATGCATCTCAATGAGATTATCGAAGGCTTCAAGCTGAGCATATAAAGCCCATTTCTTTTGCCCTGCAATTTCATCTTCTTGAGCTTTTAGAGCAATTACTTTTGCATAATTACCAAAAGTAGAATCTGGCGAAATACCACGGAAGTGTTCAATGTTTGCCATGGCTGTATAAGTATTCTGGCTATAGTTCTTAGCCATTTGCTGAATCCAAGCTGCTTCAATCTGGCGGCCATCGGTGGTGGCTCCAGCAACTGCAACTCGATAAAACTTGGATTTCTTACTCATGAGGTTTGAATCCTGCTTAATATTTAAATAATTCATAATTTACGTAGTAAGCAGAATCGGAATTAAACCTAAAAGAATCAACGAAGCTCCCTTGTGAAAACAGTTTTCACAAGGTCTATACAGTGAATCAATAAATTGAAGTTGGCTTAATAAGCCAATGAATACGACACCTGAAAATACACCTCTGTCTTTTGATAACCGCCTCTTAGCAAAGTTCTTATACTGGATGGGGTGGCGAATCAGCTCGATTGCAGAATACTTAAAAGAAAAAGATAAAAATGTTCATGCATGGAAAGCAAGAGATGAATGGGATGAGCAAGCACCAGAGGGGAGAGTTGCTCAAGCTTTAGAGGCCCAACTTGTAAAGCTCATTATCTTAGAGAAAAAAACACCGGGTGATTTTAAAGAAATTGATTTGCTTATGCGTCAACTGGAGCGCATGGCCAAAATCAATAAATACAACAATGGCGGTAATGAAACAGATCTGAACCCAAATTTAAAAAATAGAAATGCAGGTCCACGTAAACCGACGGCTAGGAATGTGCTTACAGTAGAGCAAATTGAAAAGCTTCTTGAAGATTTCGATGAAGGTTTATTTGAATATCAAAAAGTCTGGTACCGTGCTCGTGAACAACGTAACCGTGCGCTCTTAAAATCTCGTCAGATTGGAGCAACTTTTTACTTTGCCCGTGAAGCTTTGATTAAAGCAGTAACAACTGGTCGAAATCAGATTTTCCTATCTGCCTCTAAAGCTCAGGCACATGGCTTTAAAACTTACATTAAGGATTTTGTTCTTCAGTCAATTGGTGTGGATTTACAGGGTGATCCAATCACAATCACTCTACCGACCAATGAAACAGTTCAGCTCATTTTCTTAAGTACAAATGCCAAGACTGCTCAAAGTTACCATGGCGATTTGTACTTTGATGAGTTCTTTTGGGTTCATGGCTTTGCCACACTTAAAAAAGTGGCATCTGCTATGGCTGCTCAAAAACAATATAAAAAAACTTACTTCTCAACACCTTCAAGCAAATCACACGAAGCCTATAAGTTCTGGACAGGTGAGGCATATAACAAAGGCCGAACTAAAGATAAGCAAGTTGAAGTCGATACAAGTCATGAAACTTTAAGGGATGGTGCACTTTGTAATGACCAGATGTGGCGACACATCGTCAATATTTATGATGCTGAACGCCAAGGCTGTGACCTGTTTGATATCGATGAACTGATAGCAGAAAACAGTGCAGATGAATTTGCAAACTTGTATATGTGTGAGTTTGTTGACGATGGCCAAAGTGTATTTCCACTCAGCCTTATTCAACCTTGTATGGTGGACTCATGGGAACTTTGGGCCAAAGACTTTAAGCCATTAGCAATAAGGCCATTTGGAAGTAAACAAGTATGGGTGGGCTATGACCCGGCTGAATCTGGCGACAGTGCAGGCTTGGTTGTGGTTGCGCCACCCGAACCAACTTATAACAAGTTCCGTTTGCTTGAACATCATCAATTCAAAGGTATGGACTTTGCAAGCCAAGCTCTTTTTATCAAGAAGATTTGCCAAAAATATCGAGTGACATATCTGGGCATGGACAAGTCGGGAATGGGAACAGGTATTGCTCAGTTAGTTCTAGATTTCTTTCCAAACCTTACGACCTTTACTTATTCAGTCGATGTCAAAACTCAATTAGTCATGAAGGGCATGGACGTCATCAACAAAGGACGTTTTGAGTTTGATGCAGGATCTACTGAAGTGGCTCAATCCTTAATGGCCATAAAAAAGACCTTAACAGCTTCTCAGAAGCAAATGACTTTTGAAGCTTCACGTGCCGAGAACATTGGTCACGCAGATTTAGCATTTGCCATATTTCACGCCTTCTTTAACGAACCGTTGTCTTTAGAAAATGACGGAAATTCTAAAAAATCCTCAATGGAGATTTACTAAATGTCAGACAGTAAAGTTCAAGCTTTTTCATTTGGAGATCCAGAGCCGGTACTTAATAACCATGACTTTTCAGGTTACTTTGAGACTTGGTTAAATGGACGTTATTATGAACCGCACATTAGCTTGAATGGTCTGGCTAAATCTTTCCGTTCTACTCCATATCTTTCTACAGCCATTATCTACAAAAAGAATCAGCTTGTTTCATCCTTCAAACCGCATAAGCTGCTTAGCTCAGCAAACTTTGAACGAATAGTTTTAGATAACCTTGTTTATGGTAATGGCTATTTGCAACGCATTGATAACCGCCTAAAAGATCCGCTTCAATTCAAAGGACTGATGGGTAAATACGTTCGACGCATGAAAGAATCTAATCAATTTTTAATGTTGATGGATGGCTTTAATGAGCACGAATTTGTAGAGGGATCAATTTGTCATATTAAAACTTCAGATGTTGACCAAGAAATTTATGGCTCACCAGAATACTTATCTGCCTTACAGTCTGCGTGGTTAAACGAGTCAGCAACTTTGTTCCGTCGGAAGTACTACAACAATGGATCTCATGCAGGGTTCATCTTGTACATGACCGATTCAGGAATAGACGATGAAGATGTAGAGTCATTAAAACAAGCTATGAAAGATTCACGTGGACCTGGGAACTTTAAAAATTTATTTCTTCATGCACCAGGTGGTAAAAAGGACGGTCTTCAACTGATACCAATTAGCGAATTGGCTGCAAAAGACGAGTTTTTAAATATCAAATCCATTACTCGTGATGATATTTTGGCTGCTTTTAGAACACCACCACAGCTGCTAGGAATCATTCCATCGAATGCTGGTGGGTTTGGATCAATTAAAGATGCACGAGAAGCATATTGGTATAATGAAATTATTCCAGAGCAGACACGATTTGCTGATACAGTCAATGAGTGGGCAGGGGAGAAAATACTGAACTTTAAAAAATTCGAGGATGTAAATCCAATTTTATAGGTATGTAACTTATTGATAATAAAGGTAAAATCTTAATTTCTGGCTCGCACTACACTTGGCTGAAGTTTCTTAAGAAACTTCAGCCAAGTGTAGTGCGATGAAATGTAAATAGTGTTACTAAAAGGTATTAAATTTGTAGTCCGTCTAATTTGTAGGCAAAAATAGGGTTGAATAAACTCAGATACTCAACTACTATGATCCCAAGTTCTTAAGAACTTGGGATCATAGTAGTTGATCCTGCCATAATTCTTTCAATAAAAGAGGTCACTTATGAATACAATGGTAGCACTTCGTCGCCCTGTTTCAAAACGTGGCAATCGTCGTGAAATCTCTCCAGAACGTTTAGCTGCTTTGGTAAACACTGCTGATCAATTAGCTGATCATGGTACCGAGCGCATGGAAAAAGTGAGACAGTCTGTTACTGCTAGAGGCTAAGATTGTCTCAGTTTCATTTTGCATTTCATCCGAAATTTAATGCCACACCAGCTTTCATAGATATTTTCGAAGAATTTTGCTATTACAAAGAAAATAGCGATTCTCATGAGCATCCTTCGCCTACCCATCACACACAAAAAAGTTATGAATGTCTTTCGCCTTTATTTGGGCGGGATCGTTTTGACAAAAAATATCCTGAAGCAAGTAACCAAAATATCCAGCATTTACATGTAAAACAGCCCAATTCTAAATGGGATTTTTCTAATGGTTCTGCAAAGGCTCAGTGGGACTGCACCAGTGACAGCTATTTGGTCTACTCATATTTCAAACATAATGATATTCATCATTATTTTGTAATTGAGTTTTATAAATCTGGTGGCCATGCTCAATACGAACAGGACGTCCAGATTTTTATTCATGAAGCTGAACAATACAGACAGAGCCAAATTAACTTGTCTGCTTAATAGTAGCTTGAATTTGCTAATAGATTAATTTGGTCATTTTTATTTTCTTCATTCCTAATAATTCACAAGCATTAGCTCGCTTCAAAAAATAGCGAAGACAATAAGCAACTAGAAATACCCAGCCTGTATAGACACCAAATATAAATAAAACATATAGATTTGAATCTAAATTAGATGGCTGTTTATATAATAAATGATAATGTTCATATAACACCCATGCAGCCGCAGGTAAAGCTAAAACCCAATAGGTAGATAAAGCTATTAACTTATGTTTTTCTGCTTGTGCTGGGGTTGTGTGATAGTCAGTCTTAAAATTAAGTGTTTTTTTATTAGGACAATATTCTAAGACTTTTTTACAACTATCGAATAACCTTACAGCCTTTTTTTCATCTTCATAAGAACTAAGAATATCAAGAATTTCAATTCTTTCTTCTTTGGTGAGCAGCTGTTTTTGAAGATACAAAGCTCTTCGTTTATCAATGTATTTGTTTTTTACATATTCATTAAGACCTCCGTGATTAATTAATTCAGTTAGCTCCTTAATCTCTTTATCGATCTTCCATCTTCGAAAACGAATTAAAATAAACAAATGTTGGAATAAGCCTGAATCAAATATTGTTTTATAAACAGTTAATATAATCAAAACAAGAACAATCAAACCACCTACAGTTTCACCAGCATATGTTTTGATAAAGGGAGTAAGACTTTCTAAATTTTTCATATTTGATTAAAACCTAAAAAATTATTCATCATTTTCTTTATTTTTATTATATTCTTCAAAAGCTAATTTCCACTCATTTATAGGGTCAAAAGCGGATGGTTCAAAGAAAATTGTTGCAGCTTTTTCCATATTTTTATTATAAGTACCTTGTAGCAGTCTATATTTATTACAGAGTCTATTTGTTGGTTCTTCAACTATTCCGACCCACATCAAAGTCATTTTTTCTTCTAATCCCATCATGGATTTAATCATATCTAAATAGTATTTCTTCTCTGAATCACTAATAGCATTTGATGAGAATATTGTATGAAAAATTATTCTATATATTTTAAAATATGATCTTAATTGATAATCCCTAAACCCGTGTTTTTGTTCAGTAAAGTCATTCCAAGTTCTTTCAAAATAATCTTTATCATGGATTTCTGGATCAAAACCCAATCTAACTTGACGGAATTTTTTAGCATATTCAGCGAAAACACTATGCCCAGCAATATCACCATTTTCAGATGGCATATTTAAAGCATTCATCAATAAATTTCTTTGATCTACTAGTTTAAAAAAAATATTTAAAAAATTTGTTTTTAATGATTCTTTAAATTGATCATTAATAATTTTTTGTTGATTAACACTGATACTGGTTTGTTTTTCTAAAATTTTAGTTTGTGCAGCGAACTCATTTTTCTGATCAAGTAATGCTTGACTTTGATTAGCTAACTCTTTTCTTGTTTGTCTAAGCTCTAAAAGTTGAATAAAAATAGAAATAATTAATCCAGCAAAGGCTAGCCCAGTAAATAAAGTGTTTAAAGAACCATAGGTATCTCCATATGTTCCATACTTTTCACCAATTTCCTGAAACTTGGTTTTTGGCTCCTCTTCAGTATATTGAGATATTGAATATATTGTTGAGGTTGATAAAGGCCAATTGATTATTTTTTCTTGCTGACTGTTCGAAACTTCAGCTTTAGTATCATTTTTAATTAAATATTCAGGGTAGTGATCCCAAAAATAATAGATACTAAAAAAAATAGGAAATAAGAAAATAGGTAATATAAATCTTATCTTTTCATACCACTTTCTTTTATTCGGTATAAATTTTAAATCGAGATGGTATTTAATAAATACTAATAAACAAGCAATTAACCCGTAAAGAATAAATAGAAGCATTTCGAATTTTTTATAAAGTCTTGACCCGCGTATAGTATCTAAGCTACTCTAATTTTACCACCCACATTGGTGGTCGAGATTGGCGTCTCGTTTTGATCTAATCGCGTGAACCCGCGTAAGCGGTTTTTTTACGCCTGTACTTCTTATGCCTAATTTTTGACGTAAGATTTGTTATGGTGGGTTGTACGGTGGCAACTTCGGTTGCGCCGGATTGATTAGATCATCGGTACGCCAACTCCGTGCAACTCATCACCCTATGATTGGCGTCGTAGTGTGATGAAAACCTAAAGAATAATTAGGACTTTTCGTCATGAAAGAAAATTTTCAGGCAGCAACTCGTCTCGATTTAATTTGTCTTCAAAGATTAACTTCTTTGGATTTCGCGCAAAAACTAACTCTAAAATCACGCATCATCTGTTGGATGAAAGGCGGTGCAAAATGAATGCACTCGACTTAAGCCAAGCCGTATTTATTCAAGATCATCAAATCAAAACCGATAGCCTAAAAGTTGCTGAAGCTTTTGGGAAACGCCATGCCCATGTTTTACGTGCAATCGAATCATTAGATTGTCCAAAAGATTTCACTGAGCCCAATTTTGGGCTGAGTGAATATATTGATTCAACTGGCCGTGTACTTCCAAAATATGAAATGACCAAAGACGGTTGGATGTTTTTGGTCATGGGCTTTACTGGCGAGAAAGCAGCTCAAATCAAAATTGCGTTTATTAACGCATTCAATGCAATGGCTGTACTTCTTCAGAACCAGCAGTTAATAGAACAGCAGGGTATTTCTGTTGGCTCTAAAGTGCAGCTTAAATCGGGCAGCCCTGAACTCACGGTTAATCGATTCATCCCAAATGCTGAAGGCCACAATGACAGAGTAGAAGTAATTTGGTTTGGCAACCGACTCTACAAAGAAACTCTTTCTATCCATGCAGTCATACCAGTGCATGAACAACAAAACCAAATGCTCAAACATTTTTGGGAAGCGATTTATCATTACGGTTTAGGTAAGTTAAATCATGGCTATAAGCCTGAGTTAATAGCGTTGAATCTAACTCAGGTCTACGAAGTAATCCACGGACTACCAGACCGTAAAATCTTAATCCAACAACTGAAAGTTAGCTCGAAACCCTATCCTCAATACATGGACACTAACTTGCCCATACGCAGTGTATTAACAGGTAAAACAGTCAAGTGTGTTGTATTCAAAAGCCCAGTTTTACTAGGGGAGAACTAACATGACTCCAATACTTAAAGCTGGCAACAAACCTGCAAACGCAGAAGACAAGCTAGAAACCATTGGTGACTCTCTGTCTAAGCTAGAGCACTACCTATCTGCTTTATCACGCATGCACTTCGATGATGACCTACCTAGTGATGAGTTCAACGCCATCATGTGTGGGCTACACCTTCAGGTCCACGAGATCTGCCAGCAAATCAAAGCCTGACTAAAATCTGGGGGGAATGAGCCAAAGTTGCTCATTCTCCTTCAGAGCGGGCGGTTGTCCCCCCACCACACCTGGGCAGTAAATATGTCGAATACTCTACAAAAAATCAGCCACCCACATTTGTGGGTAAAACGGCTGTAGATATGACATGCGTTAGAGCAAAACCACACAAAATTGATTCTGCATTTTTCTACACGGTTTCCCTAAATTTCTACAGAAAGGAAATCATTGAAAAGTTATATACCAAAACAGGCTTTTTAAAATCAAAATAAAAAATCTGAAATTAGGTAACACACCCCTAAAACTATATATAAACACATGAATTAATTAATAAAAACCTGTTACTAGGAAAGGTAACATTAAGGAACAAGCTAGGTAACAAGTTAATTAAGTTATTGATAATTATTAATTTGTTTAGTAACGCTCTGTTACCTGAAAAGTGGGTAACATGTTACTTAGAAGTTACTTGATTGTTACTTTTTAAAATTAATATATTTATATTATTATTCATATACTTAACTAATATTTTCTAAATCTGTTACTTTTGTTACCTGTTTTTTTTGTCATTAGAAATTTTGAGTTTTCATCATTTTGGCACTTCTTTTGATGCTATATAAAAATCACCATAAATCGTACCTTTCTCCACATTTACCCACATATTTTTGATTAAACCTCTGTTATTAAAATCTTTTCTGATCCCGACCCTCGGGACCATATTCAGAATCGTAAGATTCTACGAAAACCCCTAAGCTAACGGCTTAGGGGTTTTTTTGTTGGGTTAAAATAACTGCCTATCAATTATAATTTTATCTTTTAGTGTTAATTCTTAATTTATAGAAAGGTTAGATTTCTTATGAAATTTCATTTGGGAGCTAACTTGTGAAAATAAGTGATGATCTATAATTTTGGTGGAATAAATAGATCTGTCTTTCATTCAAAGTCTTGAGCTGTAAATTTTGATTAGAATATAAAAGACAAGATAGGGTATATGATTTAGGTAGAATTATTTTCTACTTATTATTTTACAATTAGAGAGTAAATCATGAATAAAAAAGTTATAGGGGTAATCTTCGGATTAATCATTTTGATTTTTGGGTATTTATACGCTTCGCCTTATATCATCTTAAATAGTATTAAGAATGCATTGAAAGAGAATGATAGTGAAAAGGTTTCTGCTTATATTGACTATACAAGTGTACGCCAAAGTCTGAAAGATCAGATGAATGCTTATATGTTAAAAGAGATCACAGCTAAAGAAACTAATGGTTGGGAAGCTTTAGGTGCAATGATGGTTTCAACTTTGGCCGAAAAGATGGTCGATGCAATAGTAACACCTGAAGGTATGACCTTGATGCTGCAAGGGAAGGATCTTAGAAAAAGTTTAACTGGTAGTAAAGAGGAAGAAGATACGCATAAAGAAAGAACAGATACCTCAAAGATAGAATACAGAACTCGGTACTTATCAATGAGTATGTTTGAGGTAACTTTTAAAAATAAAGAGAATGGTTCGGATGTGAAAATCATTATGGAGCGTGATGGTTTAAGCTGGAAAATAAAAAAGATTGTTTTGCCCATGGATGAGATAAACCCTAAACAAAAACTAGAGCCGACAACGATTCCTACAGTAGAAAAAATACCAGAATCTGAAACTCCATCAATGATAGAACCAAAGACAACGTTTAATTTCTCTGGTGTACAGAAGGGGGCGAAACTTGAATCTTGTTATCATGATCCATGTTCAATTATTCGGGTTATGGAGTTCAAGTTAATAAAGCAAACACCCACTGAATCAAATATTGAGTTAACAGTTGTAGGTGGTAGTCAAGGCTGGGATGCTAAAAAAATAGAATGGAACCATGAAGCTCATAAAATCCAGATTCAATGCTCTATCACTAAGCCAACATTACAGATTGAAGATGAGGTAACAATAATACCTTTAAGTGATTCTGGGGTGCCTGGAGTATTATGGTCAGATGCCGAAACTTACATGCAAGCATGCCATAATTACACTGGGGACATGGGAGCTGGCATTCAACAGTATGGTTATAATGTACAAGATAGTTAAATTATTAATAAAATAGTAATCTGAAAAAGGCCAGTTTATTGGCCTTTTTTTAAACAATAGTTTTAATCGGCTTTTAAAAAATTCTGAACTCGCATTTCTAACATCTTACAACTCTTTACCTTCAAACATTTGTTGTATTTTTCTAAAACATACCCACTTTATGTATCTGAAAACCTTTAATTGAAACTTCACATTTCTATTTCGAAAAGAACGTTGCTCTTTTTA